AATTTCCTCCTAAATATCTAAAAATGAGTATAAAAATAACACCTATACAGATGTTGGAAAACTGTGGTACAATATTCTTGCTGATGGAGTATTGTACGTGCCCAGCACTGTATAATATTTATCTGAGTGGCCTTGGTGTTGGTAGCACTGAGGCCTTTTATATTAACTTGTATATTTGGATAAGTACACTTTGAAACATTCACTCATGAATTTTTCGGTGATATAGACACAATCGTTTTGCTCATTGGGTTCGGCGTCTACACCAAGTTCCTTTATAAGTTCGTAGTACATATCCAAAGCTTTCTTGCTTTCAAATAGATATTTCATATTTTTCCTCTGAAAATTAAAGTCCGACAGAAGATGCGCCGTGTTCGGCCTGCTCCTGTGTAAACCCTTCATATTCCAGCTGCTCGATTAAGCTTGCTCTCGAGAACGAAGAGTATCCCATATAATCCGCTGCTTTCTTATCAGCCTGAGCGGCCCAATCAGCCCCACAGTTATCAGCGCCGTAGGTAGCATCTTCAGAGGAAAAACCTTCGTACTCCAATTGCTCAATTAGGCCCTTGTAAGAGAATGCCGTGTACCCAAGGTAGTCTTTAGCCTTTGCCAGAGCATTTTTCTGAGAAGTGGAGGCAGAATTTAATTTTTGTTGTTTTTCAGCCTCAGCCTTTGCGGCCTCTTCCTGAGCTTTCTTAGCTTCATCCTCCTTAGCTTGCTTTTCGGCAAGAATCTCATCTGCTTTAGAGACGAGTGCGTCGATTTCTTCATCACTCAGATCATCAAAGGCGCTCATCTGGTTTTTATAGGAATCGTATTGATTGGTAACAAGTTCAAGACTTTCCTCTTGACTCTTATAGTCTTTCTTTAATTTATTATATTTTTCCTGGAGCGCCTGGTATGAATCTGGTGAAGGCTTGCTTATAGAACTGACTATAGCAAGAAAAGCGATAACACTAGCTACAATAGCTGGTATATTACGTTTTTTCTTCGATGATGGTACAGGTGTTGAAGTACCTTGGTCTTCGGAATCAGATGTTACATTTTGTATTTCTTTTTCTTCAGTATTCATAATTTTTCCTACCTTCATTTTTATTACATAAAATTACAAGTATAACAATGACGGAAATACACATACTTAATGTATGAAAATATTACTCGACGAACTAATGGACAAGAAAAACTTAACTATCCGCCAAGTATCTATTCTCACAGGCGTCCCGAAATCAACCGTGTCGGACATTGTGTCCAGAGGGCGAATACCACGATTGGATACCATGGAGCTATTGGCAAAGGGACTAAAAGTCCACATCACCGACCTGTTCGAATCAGATTATAAATAAGTGTCCGAGAACTCGGACAAATTTCAAAAACGCGCCAGTTTTATAATTTGTAGGTGTTTTATATGTAGAAGGACAATAAGATTCTTACAATAAGAACGAATGTTCGAATAACATATTGATTTTAAAATGCATAAGTTGTATTATTAATTCAGAACAATTCGAACAAATGTTCACAGAGCGGAGGTGCGATACATATGAAAGAATTAAAAATCTTATTATCAAAACTGGATGATTCTGATCACAAAATAATCCAGCAACTCTACGCTATCCTATACAGGTATTTAGAAAAGAGGGGGAGGCTTTAAGCCTTTTCCTCTTTATTCTTTATACCATCTGCTACGTTCTTGAAATACTCACGTATCACAGTCTTAGATTTATCGTCAAGAGAATGATAGGTCTTCATCATTTCGATGATCGCATCATAGAATGTGTTTCCATTTCCATCATATTCCAACAGATCTTCAACATAATAACCGACTTCTTCTTCGGGAGAGTGCTGAATAAAAATATCTCCCTCACCAGTTCTGAGCCAAGTTTCATTTACATCAAATTCTCGGCATATAGAAAAGATTACTTGATCCGTAAGACGATTTATTCCACATTCCCATTGCCCAACGGTGTTTCTTTTTACACCTAATTTATCAGCGAACTTTTGCTGAGTCAAATCCAAAACTTTTCTTAACTTCTTGATACGTTCGTTCATTTGATTCACCTCACTTTCATGATTTGATTATAAAGGGCAAGAAGGAAATAGTCAATAGAAAAGTCTTTAAAACAACAAAAAGCTACGAAAACAACATAAAGTGTTGACAAATGCTATTTAATGGCATATACTTGCCTTACAAACAACAAAAGCGAGGTGAGAAGTAATGTGGGAAAGATTACAAAACTGGTGGAAATATGACCGTCCAGCGAGTTTCTGGGACTGGATTCTCGATATGGATGACGATCACTGGTGGTTCAGACCATTAGTATCAGTATTAAGCTCACTGGCTGGTTGGGCAATAGGACTCTGGCTGTTTTCTTTAATACTACGCATGCTCCAAAGGTAACCTACCGAAGCGACAATTAAAGAAGAGATGACTGATACAACCACGGGAACAAAGAGAGATTTTAGCAAAAAGTCTTTTATATGCTCTAAGCGCATTTCGCGACGGACGGTTCCTTCGTAAGTAAGCTGGAAATTAAAACGGAGGCGATGCTGAATATGGAGATTTTTTATATAACCATGTTGCTCCAAACGTTCAGCGCAACGCTGTAAGGAAATCAAAGGAACGTCTATATATTTAAGCAAGTCATCACTGCCAATAATAGAGCGATCTGAATAATATTTAGTGCAATAGTCAAGAAATTGTTTTTCTAAATCAGTCAAAACAAACTCCTCCTTTTTAAATACTTGGCCTAGACAGAAGCCTGTACCAACAGAATAGGAGAGTAAACATGAAAAGTCAATAAAGAAACGGGGCGAGAATATGAATAAAGAAAGTATCACTATGAACTACACAAAAGAAGTAGCACTGTCATTTTTATGCCAGGCTATGCAAGATGAGACAATTAGATTAAGGAAAGCCAGGAAAAAAGAAAGAGCTTCTATAAGGGCCTTCCTTATAGAAGCATTTGTAGTAATTTCAACAAGTGATTCCGATATGTTAAATCCAAAAAAATAAGGAAGAACGTAGAAAAGAACTGGAAGGAATAGAGTCCGAATAAAAAGCCGAAACGGCCAGCGATGGCCGTCACACTGGGAATGACCACCCGGTGTCTGATGATGGCAGGTTGGAAAGGAAGGGTGATGGCTATGAAAAATAAAAATAACAAAGCTATGCCAGTAGCTGTTATTGCTACGCTGATATTAAATGAAATTTTCTCAAAAATTTTAAGCTTGAACTTAGATCGATATGAACGCTGCTGCTTTTATATGCTGCTGTTTTTGTGTGTTACAGAAATGATAAAAGGTAGTTAATCACAGATTTGATTTCAGGCTTGTATGCATCCAGCAGGAAAGCAATAATCCAACCAATGAGGTTTAGAATTTTTTTAGACGAAGGCTTGGTATTTATACCAATGGCGCCTAATAAAGCGCTTGGAAATGATAGCAAGAATTTAAAAACACTAACTGGATTTAGTGAATCAATTAATTCCTGTGCTAAAAAATTTCTCTTCATACGAAGCTGATTACACAGGTCTCTGGAAGCAAAGTAGTTTTCGCAGTCGGTTTTACCATAAGAAAGCTGAGATGAAGACCAAGGATATAACTTGCATATCCGAGGGTAAATGCGTAGTACGACTTTCAAATATCGCTGATAGCGATTTCCCCGAAGCGAATAGCAGGATGGAGAAGTGGAGGATAAAAATTTCTGGAGCTTTCGTATACAAGAAGTTGCTTGGAAAATTTTATTGATTACAGAAAATATTTTAACGACGTACAAGACTGCTAAAACGATCAATATTATTTTTAACATATCGTGAAATCCCTTACAAATTACTCGGCATGAAAGTACCTGTACATAAAAGTATAAGGGAGCAGAAAAAGAAAATCAATGAAAGAATGCGAGGTGAGAAAAGCAATGAGTGAAAAAGAAAAGAAAGAAATCGCTGAAATGGTAGAAACAGCCAAACATCTGGCAACACATGATCCACAGGCGTTCATGATCGCGAAGAGCAACATGGAGATCCTGAAGATCAGAGCGGACATGGATAAACAGGAAAAAGAACCAGCATAAAGGAGTGATAAAACATGTATGCAAACAGAAAGAACCTTGCAGCTCTCTTCGGGGTAACGACTCAGACGGTTTACCGGAGAGTTAAAGGTATTGAAGCCCTGATCGGTGAAAGATACAACCAGTACGCGGTACTGGACAACCTGGTAAGCGTGGCTGTATATGCAGACTATGAAAAGTACCACACGCGTCTGGAAGATAAGAACCTGAAAAAATATGTACCGCCGTTTGACATGAAAGCGGCCGGAGACTATATATTTGTAGATCTTAATAAGGGAGTGAGTGTGCTGTGATGAAATTAAAACCGGAAACACCGATATATGCAAAACTACAGATCAAGCGTCTGGAAGATGAATGTGAATCCCTGAAAACATGGATATGGAGAATGACGATCATTGTGGAGCTGCTGTTAATTGTAGCGCTGGCCGCCTGCGTGGCTAATTTCTACGCTATAACTTAAAGGAGCGAGCAAACATGATACAAGTGAGTAAAAAAATAAGGCACATCATTATACGGATGATGTACCTCAAGACTTCTTCGCCTACCGAAAATATAAGTCAATATTATAGTACCATCGGCGGGCGAAAAAGTCAAGAAACACGGGCTAAATCGCCCGTTTTAAAACTTGATAAAGATATTAAATTTAGGATTATAACATGATAAAAAGAAAGACATATAGCTTTCAAGGTGGAGATATTCTGGACATAGAGGAGTATCACGATGGAAGGTATGGAGCGCCAGGCTTAAAGAGGATGAAAAGAAGAAAAGCCACAAAAGAAGATATGCTCCGAGTGAACAAATGGAACAAAGAGAAAAGATGCAGACAAAGGTTGTTGCAGTATTTTAAAGAAACAGATCTGTTCCTAACATGGACCTACAGCATAGAAGAACGACCTCCCGATATGCAGGCAGCCTTGAAAGATTTCAGACGGTCGATAGCAAAAGTCCGAAGGGCATACAGAAAAAGAGGATACGAATTATTTTGGATCCGCAATATAGAACAGGGAACAAAAGGAGCATGGCATATACATCTGATAGTAAACGAAATCGGAGATTCGGCCAGCATCGTCCAGAAAGCCTGGGACCATGGAGGCACATGGATTACAGAAATCAAGAGAAGCAAATTTTACGACGAGGATTTCATGAAACTCGCCTGCTATATGACCAAGGACAAGAACACAACCGAACAGAAAAAAGATGGAACAGAAGGAAAACCAAGAATAAAAGAATCTAGCTATAACACATCCAAGAATATGCCTCTGCCGGATCCACATGAGGACAAGCTCCGGAGATGGAAAAAAGAGGTGAAGCCGAAGAAAGGTTACTACATAGTGCGTATCTGGGAAGGAATAAATCCGAAAACCGGATATAAGTACCGGAGGTGCACGATGATTCGATTGAACAGGAGGATTTAAAATGTTGATTTTAGATAGAGCAAGCGAAAACAAACTGGAAGAGCTGGTGCTAGTATCTCGAAAACTCAATGGAGTATTGAGAGAAAACTACCCGGGAGTACATAAGATCGAGCCGGATCGTGCCGCGCTTCTCTGGTGCGCGATTGATGACGAGATAGCCAAGAGACAGGGTCAGATCGACAAGATACTAAACACAAAAAATGGAGCAGAACAGATAGTACTCCGGAGAGCCTGCAGCGAGTTAAAGAAAGAATACGATCAGTACAACCAGCTCATGGAAGAGGTCTATAACGAAGAATTACTTCCGGCCACGATTCCGGAACTGCTGATCAGCTCTGTACAGAGGGCAACACTGGAGATGCAGGAAATCAATAAGAATCTGCAGCACACGAAAGAGGCAATGAAACCATATGTTTAGAGTAGATATTTACATAGCCGTAAAATCCAGTTCCAACAGTAAAACACTGGGAAAATATGGATTCATCTGCACGTGCGCAAAGAAGTCCGGAGAGGTTGGAAAAATCCAAGATACCGGTCAGATAAAAGGCACAAGACACGAAACGGAAGTAAAAGCAATAACAGAAGCACTGAGCCGCCTGAACCAGTCCTGTGAGGTCCATATTCACTGTGAGGATACGTTCGTGGTCAACATGATCGATTATCGTATCTACGAATGGGCTGGGAATGACTTCCGAAAAACCAATGGAAAGCCGATCGCCAACGCAGAAGGCTGGCAGAAGCTCTGGAAGAAGATGCAGGGGCATTTGATCCGGATGGAAAAGGGACGGCACATATGCAGTGATGAAATCAGAGAAATGATGGAGGATACATAGATGTTTGATAAATTTGGAGAATTTGACTCTGCTGAAGAGATTAACAGAGCGGCAGCAGCACAGTTAAAAGAAGGAGATCTGGACGCTATCAAGACAATAGCAAAAGAAAATGGCTTAGATCCGGAGGACGCAGAGGATTTTTGCACCGGTGCAATAGATTCTCTGACTACTCCATTACTGGCAGCGATCGGGAAATTGGAAATGGAATCGAAAGATTTAGGACTCAAAAACATGATGGAAGACTGGAAAAACTTCCTGATTCAGATGTGTGAAGAAGATGACCAGATGGCGCAAGCTGTACGTAAGAAAGGAAAAAGTCTTGAAAAATGTATGGCACAGATATTAAAAGTATCGTTTGAAACGAAAGCGCAACTGGATGATAGAATCGTACGGGCAGCAGGCTTAAAACCACCTATCTATCTTGGAATTCCTGGAAAAGCACAGATTAGAAAAATTGCAGAAAAATATTATAAGGGTGAAGAAAAATGAGAACATACAAAGGATTCACAGAAGATCTGAAAGCAACCTACGGGAACGGAATCTTCCAATACGAGCCTGGAAAAACATACAGGGAAGAGAAAAGTAAAACCAGAAGTACAGGCTTCCACGCTGCAGAATATCTCCCAGACTGCATGATGTGGTACGGGCTGAACGATAAAAGCCGGTTCTTCTTGTGCGAATCAGGAGGAAGTATCGATGAAGAGGACGGCTGCTCCATGGTAGTATCCACGGAATTGACGCTGATCAAAGAACTGGATCTGCTGGATATCGCCGGCCACACCATGATGTACATGGTCGAGCACCCGCAAAGAAAATGGATCAGTATGGTGGGTGGAGTAATGATCACGAGCGATGCTGCACATACAGGAGCAGGCAGACTGCTTGCAATAGCAAGAGGAGAAAGACCGATCGTATACGGGATTGAGGGAACGGCGGTCGGATGGATCCTTGAGAGCGAAGGAAACATTATAGCGGCCAAGGTTGGCATAGTAGGACAAGCTGGAATAGAACCGGGAGTAAAATATACGATCACAGCCAACCGGGAACTCGTGGAGGTGCAAGATGAAACGGAAAGCAATTGAGAAGATAGAACCAGCAAAGACCAGGAAAAAAGGGCATATCGCGACAGTCCAGACATTAGACGATATTGCAATCATTAATGTATTCAATGACAAGGTTCTGGCAGTGAGATACTGCATCAACTGCAAAACAGGAGAACACGAATATTGGACCGAAAAGAATGGCTGGAAGAAAGGAAAACTCATAACAGCAATAGAAGGAAACTGGTACGAATGGGTATGGATGAAACATGATTATAAGTATCCAAAGATTGCTTCAGAGGAAGATAGAAAGAGACTCTTGGATATAACACAGGATAAATATTGCGCAAACGATGTATGGAGTCGGATAGATCACATGGAATACAGTTACGATTATGACATTCGGCAGACTGCAGAACATAACAGAAGAGCGAAGATAAATAATTTCATGATCAAAGCACCGAAGCTTCCGAAAGATGCAGATGAATGGTTCTTTGAAAAAACAACTGGCGAGGATTATATGTTTAAAGAAAAAGGAACAGAGAACTTCAGCTGTACAAATTGTGGAGAATCATTTGACAGATCTGAGTTGACGCCGATACATCAGGGCAAAAAGAAAGCGACTCACAATGACATGGTGCGATGCCCGTCTTGCGGGAAACTCGTTCAGGTAAAAACGAGAACAGATCATATCACAGCCCCCCCTGAGAGCTTATATAAACTTGATAAGATCGACGAAACAGCAAGTGTATTAAGAATCTTCCGTGTAGATATCGAATGGGATTCCGGAAGGCATCGGATAGAAATTGATGAAGAAATACGCATTGTGATATACAAACAGGACCTCTTTAAGAGCAATAGATACAATTACAAGATTTTTTACAATATCCCATGGGAAGGATGGCATAAAAGCAACAACCTGAATTACCGGGCACGGGATGGCTATATGTATCCTGGAGATTACAAGGGAACGCTGAAGAACACCGCTTATGAAGATGGCACAAGGATCGTGGAATTCCTGGCAGCAGCCGGTTGGAAATTAAACTACAACCGTCTGCTATCCGGAGTATACCAGGTAAAAGGTTACGCAGAAAAGATAGAATATCTGGCCAAAGGACGATTCCGGAATCTACTGAGAGAAACTGTTGCATGTACAGAATATCCGGGATGGAACATGGCATACTACGGACCATTAGACATAAGGGCAAAGAACATAAACAAAATGTTCTACATCAACGATCGGCAAAAAATCAACCGGATCCGTGACGAAAACGGCGGAAATGAAATGGTTCGCTGGATGCAATATTCAGACGAAACAGGAGAAAAGATACCGACAGAAACTCTGAGATGGCTGCTGAGATGTGGACTTGGGCCGGAGGATATTAGATATCATGCCGGAAAGTATCTGAGCACTACACAGCTGATGAATTACATCAGCAGGCAGCAGAAAGAACAGTATCCGGGATTCACGGAAGAAGCTGTCCTGGAGCAGTACAACGACTATCTGAGCATGTGTAAAGCATGCAACAAGAATATGCAGGACGAGCTTACATATCGGCCGAGAGAGCTGAAAAGACGGCATGATGAAATTGTGATCGATAAACAACAGATGGATATTCTGAAAGAAATGATGGCAAGCCAGGCAGAAAGAGAACAATATGCTCAGGAAATGCGGGAGAAATACCCGACAGCAGAGCAGACCTTACACGAGATCAAAGAGCGCTATGAGTACGAAAACGAAGAATACAAGATCATCGTACCGGAATCACTGGTGGATATCGTAAAAGAAGGACGTGCCCTGCATCATTGCGCCGGCAGCAGTGAGCGGTATTTTGACAGGATCGAGACAAGAGAAACCTATATCTGTTTCTTGAGAAGAAAAGAACAGGAAGGCGTGCCGTTCTACACGATTGAGGTTGAGCCATCCGGAACGATCAGACAGCACCGGAGCTACATGGATGAAGAACCGGGAATTGAACAGATCAGAGATTTCCTGAAGGAATGGCAGAGAGTTCTGAAGAAACGTCTGACCAAAGCAGACAAGGAGCTGGCCAAGATCAGCAAAGAGAAGAGAAATGCAAATATAGAAGATCTGAAAGCAAAGAACAATACAAGAGTCCTGCAGGGACTGGCAGAAGACTTCATGGACGCAGAAGAAATCGAAGAATTATTAGAAAAGGCGGTATAAGATGGACGAGCTTATAAATTACAACGGGTATGAAGAGTTTAAACAGGCAGTAAACAGAGTATTAAACAGAACGGTGGAGGACTTTGTCCTCACCGGTTATCTGCTGAAACAGGCAAGAGATACAGACATTCTTCAAGGTTCCGGATATGCAGATGAAAAAGAATTTGCCTGGAGCGAATACAAACTGGACACCTCTCAGGTATCGAGATATATAAAAATCAACGATAAATTTTCAGAAGGTGGCTATTCCCCGAAACTGCAGGACCAGTACCAGGGGTTCGGTTATGCGAAACTTGCATTAATGTTGACACTTCCGGAAGAAGTAGTAGAAGAATTGACACCTACATACAGCAAAACAGAGATTCAGGCAGTAAAAGAGGAAATCGAAGAGGAAGAGAAAATCACAGATATCGAAGTAATCCTGGAAGGACAGAAGGAAGAACAGAAAGACCTCGGCAATCTGGAAAAAGCATTGCACCAAATATTCCATGATGAACCGGAATTATATAAAACTATGTACGAAACAGTACGGACAACCTGCGGAACAAAATATCTGCAGGAAGTACTTGCACCGGATGGAGATAAGATCTACAGCACACGCATTCAGGGAATTGGACGGATTATGCTCTATATGCATGAGTCGAAAGATATTACATTGCACATGGTCCGGTCGGGAGATAAAGAGTTCTATTCCTGGGACGATGCATTGAGCTACTGCACAATGATCACAGACGGCGAAGATGCGGAAAAGACCTGGGAAGAGGTGTATGGAGAAGAATTCCCGAAAAAAGAAGAAATTGCACCGGTGCAACCGAAAAAGAGAAAAGAATCCAAGGTGGTAAAAGCGAAGAAACCAGAACGGAAATCTATAAAAACGGAACGATCGGAAACAAAACCAGCAGAACCACAAACAAAACAGCCGGATCCACCGACAAAAAGCGAGGAATTACCAACAAAAAATGAAGAAAAACAAACTGAGACACCTGACACCACTGCAGTACCTGCAGAAACAAAAGAGAAAGAGTCAGAAAAGGCAGAAGAAACTCCGGAAACAAAAACCGAGTTCCAACAGGAAATTACTGATGAAACTCAGATTCCGGGGCAGACAGAATTAATCAAAGATTTCCCGGAATACTGCCCGCCGGATATGAATACTCCGGAACAACAGGATCAATCAGAAGTCAAGCCGGCATATGCTACAAGAAGAATATATATAGCATCTGTCGATGCCGATACGGCAGCAGAATACATGGGAAAAGCCATGGAAAAGGCAATCCGTAATATGCCGGGAGTAAGTTTCGGAGTCTTGACGAAGGAATCATTCTGGAAAGAATTCTTCGAAACCGAGGTTGATCGGAATGGAGCTGAGATTGAATGTGTGAATTAATGTTTCCGAAGCCAACCAAGAAGAAAAAAAGAAAGCACCATCCAGCTCCGATCGTGGACACCGTAAAAGGCGAATGCTTCCTGTGCCGACTGGAAGGCATCCGCCGGCAGCAGTACACAGAAGAACATCATGTATTCTATGGAGGAGGTCTCAGACAGGTAAGTGAAGAGAACGGCTTTAAAGTCTACTTGTGCAGAGATCACCACAAAGACGGACCAAGAGCAGCGCATAACTGCAGAGAGACCAGAGAGCTGCTATGCCGGATAATCCAGAAAAAGTACGAAGAAACCCATACAAGAGAAGAATTCAGAGCATTAGGTATAAAGAATTACTTGGAGGATGACAAAGATGGCACAGTGGAACGCAAATACGGTACCGAAGTGTGAGAAAGGGCAGTGGTCCGATGAAGTGCTTGTGACTGTTGAAAAAGGACGGTACTGCACAGTTTTAAAGGCAATATATATCCCATATCAACACGTAACTACAGAGGATTCAGGATGGTGTATGGAAGATGGAATTCCAGATGATTGGGAATACATCGAAGAAAAAGATGATTGGTGGATTCCAGAGGGATGGTATGAGGTATGTGATAACTGCCCGAATGCCACATATTTCCCGATTGACGGGAAAACAATAGCATGGATGAAGCTACCAAAACCATGCAAATCAAACTTAAAAGATTTAAGTGAAATGTAGGAGGATAAAGATGCACATAACAGTAAAACAGGGAATTGATAACTGCTATCTGGCACACCAATATGAACATCCCGGATATAAAGAGGATAGATGCGCCGGCTTACGAACTGGCAATGGTGGAGGAGAGCCAATAGACAAGTGCAAAGAATGCGCTCTATATTACGGGAATAGAGAGAAATAAGAGGAAAAAGATGAAAGAATGGAAGAAACAGAAAGAATATGATGGGACAAACTCATATGCGCTTGTATTCAGCCACCATCTGAAAGAGCCAAAGCACATTCTATGTTTATTTAGGGGCGAGCTGACAGATGATTGGTATACAACATCGAGCGTGCTTAGAACTAATTGGACATGGTTAGCATCTGGAACAACAACGGATGATGAAGCGAAACTTTTGGTAGAGGAAATGATACAGGAACACTATGAAGGCGAAATAAGATATCACCAAGAAATAAAAGCACAGAAGTATAAAGAAGGTTATACACAGGGAGTAGAAGATCTGTTGAGATGCATAAGAAGAGGTGAATGACATGGAGATAAAAGAAAAAATAAAACACTGGATCATAATGGTACTGACAAACCGGTGCTTGGGATGCTGCTTATTCTGCGAATGGTGGGATATGTGCAAATGGGAAACAGACAGAAGAAGGGAAAAGGATAATAGGTAAACTGTAATGACAAGAAAAGATATTCTAAAGAAATACGGATTCAGCTGGATGAGCAACGTCAATCTGAAGGAAGAGCTTTCAGAACAGACGGCAGCAGAATTCGAAGGTCTGATAAGAACCCTGGCCGAACATAACCGTGGACCGGCGCCGCCAGAAACAGGCTGGAAGAAACGGATGTATAACCAATTCATGAAAGGAGCAGGCAGATGACACGAAACATGATCATCTGGATATGGCTAACAGCATTCCTGCATCCTGTGATTTTTCCGTGTGTTTTACACACAGCAAAGGAGATAGAAAAATGGTGGGATAAGAAGAGAGTACTGTGGCACGTAGAGCAGCTCCGGAAGATAGAAGAAAAATATAAAGAATAGCACCAACTGGCATTGTATCACGAATAACCAGTCAACATAGAATTCCCTCCGGCATCGGCCGGAGGAGAAAGGAGCATCCGTGACAAAAAAGTTGAGAATCCGGAAAAGCGGACAAATATAGATAGACATCTGTGTAAGAGCTGTATCTACAGAGGGAGTAGAATTGGAGTAGGGAGATGTAATTATATAGCAGTTGAAGGGCATAGCAGAGGTATGCCGGCAGCAGAATGCACAGTTTACGTAAAAGGCAGAAAGAGGAAAGGATTATGGTAGAAAAGATAACCGGTAAAAAACAAGCTGAAAAGAAACGGATCAGAGCGATAGCTGAGAGGGATGTGTACAAGAGTATGTACATGGATCTGCTTGAAAGGAAAATGAATGGGTAAGACGGTGATTTTTATAATAATAGCCTGCGTACTGATTGTAGTATGGAGCGCATGCGTGATGGCAGCACGAGCGGATGAGAAGCTGCGTGAGATTATGGATGACAAGAAAGAGCCGGAAGAAAAAGAGGAAGATATGACGAAACAAAGAACATGCAAACGGTGTGGGATGCCGACGGGAGCAACGTATTACAAGATAAATATAAATGCTGAATGTGACAGAGCAGGAGCGACTACAGAGCAATTCTGCTATAACCTGTCGAAGACTTTAATACAAGCGAATAGTCCGGAGGATGTGTACTGCAGGAGCTGTGTAGATAAAATTGAAAAATATATTAATTGTGATATGGCAATAACCGAAAGGACATACATAACGGACAAACCGAGAAAACAATAAAGCACTTAAGAAAATTCATTGTGCGACATCGCACAGAAAGGAGAACTATGAACCATGAAGGTTATAAAGATCCGACAGCAGACAAAGCACTGCACAGATACAACCAGATGCCCTACCATATGCGCAGGGCACTGACCGATCTGCAGGACATAGCAAGCCTGTTCGGGTTTGGCATTATAACAATCAAGGACAGACGGACGGGGAGGAAGTATAGAGTTGAAGAGAAGACCAATCAATAAAGACAAATATGGAATCAGCAAACACAGGTATCTGGAAGTTATCCATCATTGCCTACAATATCCGGAATGGCGGGAAGAACTTGAAAATATGACAGATACTGTGAAAGCAATACAATATGGCCAAGAAGGAAAGGGGAGTCCGAGCCAGGCGTCAGCAATAGAACGCCTGGCTATCAAACGTGCGGAGCTGTTGGAAAAATGTGAACGAATTGAGCAGACGGCGATAGAAGCAGATGCGGACATTTATCAGTGGCTATTAGAAGGGGTTACCACAGATTATGCGACATATATATATCTCCGGGACGCCAAAGGACTCCCGTGCGGCGATCAGAAATATTACAGAGCAAGGAGGAAATTTTACTGGTTGATGTCAAAAAAAATATAAAATTTATAAAACATCACCACTCACGGCACATAAAAGTGTGTTATAGTGGTAGCGTCCAAAATTTGAAAAGGACATACTCACCCTAAGGGCGGCAGCAGTTAAAGACTGAGGCCGTCTTTTATTATAAAATCAGAATTGAAGGTGGTGAAATGCCAAAGGCACGAAATCCAAATAGGGAGAAAGCGTTCGAAGTATATAAAAAGCATAAGGGAGAGATTGATTTAGTTGAGATTGCAAGTCAACTAAATCTGGCAGCAGGAACTGTCCGGGGATGGAAATCGAAAGATAAATGGGATGAAAAAATGAATGGAACGCTCCGAAAAAATATGGAACGTTCCAAACGAAAAAGTGAAAACAAAAAGAAAGCCAATGCAGAAGTGATAGATCAGATAATTGAAAATCCTGATTTAAACGATAAGCAAAGGCTTTTTTGTGTTTTATACGTCAAATGCTTCAATGCCACAAAAGCATATCAAAAAGCATATGAATGTAGTTATGAAACGGCCACCGTAAATGGACCTCGTATGCTAGGAAATGCTAGGGTAAAAGAAGAAATCCAGTGCCTAAAGCAGAACAGGCTGAACAGAGAACTAATATCAGAAGCTGATATTTTTCAAAAATACATAGACATAGCCTTTGCGGATATAACTGATTATATGGAATTTGGTACAGAAGAAGTCCCTGTGATGGCAGTGTACGGGCCGGTCAAGGTGAAAAATGAAGAGACTGGAGAAGAAGAAACACTGACAAGAATAGTCAACACTGCGAAATTTAAAGACTCTCTGGATGTGGATGGAACAATCTTGACAGAGGTGAAGCAGGGAAAAGACGGAGCCGGCATTAAACTGGCTGATCGGATGAAGGCCCTGCAGTGGCTTGCGGATCACATGAATCTTGCAACGGAAGAGCAACGCGCCAAGATTGAAAAGACACGGGCGGACATCCAAAGGATGCAGCCGGAACCCGTTCCGGAAAAAGAATACAAAGGCATTCCGGCAACAATGGTTGCTCCGGTATTTGCTCCGGTGCTTTTTGATATAAAGGAGAAGCGCCACACAGAATATGTTTTCCCAGGCGGCCGAGGCAGTACCAAATCATCATTTGTAAGCCTGGCTGTAGGAGATATCTTGAGAAGTAATGATCAGATACATGCGGTGATCATGCGTCAGGTAGGAGATACCATGCGAAGTTCTATCTACCAGCAAGCAAGGTGGGCGATAGAAGCCCTAGGGCTGGAAGATGAGTTTGAATGTACAGTATCACCACTGGAGATCACAAGAAAAAGCACCGGACAAAAGATCTACTTCAGAGGAGCAGATGATCCGGGCAAGGTAAAATCGATCAAGGTTCCATTCGGATATATCGGAGTCTTATGGTTTGAAGAGTTGGATCAGTTCATGGGACCGGAGGCGGTTAGAAAGATTGAACAGTCTGTAATCCGAGGTGGAGATACTGCATACATCTTCAAAACATTCAACCCACCAAAGAGCCTGAACAACTGGGCCAACAAATACATCAAGATCCCGAAAGAAACCAGACTGGTTACGGAAAGCACCTATCTGGACATACCAAAGAAGTGGCTAGGAAAAACATTTATCGAAGAGGCAGAATTCTTAAAGGAAACTAATCCAGATGCGTATGAAAATGAATACTTAGGAGTGGCCAATGGATCAGGAGGAAGTGTATTTGACAACATCACGATCAGAGAAATAACGGATGATGAGATATCAGGATTCGACCATGTGTTAAATGGCATTGACTGGGGATGGTTCCCGGATCCGTATGCATTTGCAAGGGTTCATTACGACAGAGCGAGGTTAAGATTGTACATATGGCAGGAATACACATGCAATAAGAGAAGCAACAGACAGACGGCAGACGAGCTGATCAGGATGGGAATCACAGGCAACGATCTGCTTACCTGCGATAGTGCAGAAAAGAAGTCGATAGGAGACTACAAAAGCTACGGCTTGCTTGCCAGAGCAGCAGAAAAAGGTCCTGGAAGCAGAGAGTACTCATATAAATGGCTGCAGTCATTAAGAGAAATCATAATCGACAATGTAAGATGCCCGGTAGCTGCACAGGAGTTCATGGATTATGAGTACGAAAGGGATAAAGAAGGAAATATCATCACCGGATATCCGGATGGGAATGACCACATGATAGATGCTGTAAGATATGCAACAGAAAGAATATGGAAACGGAGGGGCGAATAATGCTGGATGGAATAAAAGCCTTCGTGAAGGGAGTGATAAACAGAATGTTCCCGGCAAAAAATGTAGAGCAGGCACTGAAAATAGAAACATGTATATCAAGCATGATGCAGACAAGGATAGAGCTATGGCAGCGAATGTACAGCGGAATGGCACCCTGGTGCAAAGGCTATGTAAAATCTCTTAGAAAGGAACAAGGTATCTGTACCGAGTTCGCCAATATCTGCCTGGATGAAATGGAATCGAATATTTCCGTGGAAGAACTGGATCAGATATACAAGATGGCAACACGAGATTTGAATGAGAACCTGCAGTCAGGGCTTGCACTTGGGGCGCTGATCATTAAGCCGCTGGGCGGAGATAAAGTAGAATATGTTACCGCAGATCGCTTTGTACCGATTGCCTACGACGAAAGAGGACGACTGATTGACGTTGTGTTTGTCGAAAACCAGAAACGGGGAGAAGATTACTACCATCGCCTGGAGAGACACTCTTTGAGAGATAACATCCTTACAATTACAAATAATGCGTACATATCAAAATCAGAGGATGATATCGGAAGAGAAATCCCGTTAAGCTCAATAGATGAATGGAAAAATCTCCCAGCGACCATATCCTATGCTGGACTGGAAAAGCCGGATTTTGGTTACTATAGAAACCCAATCAAGAATGAAATCGATAGAAGCCCGTGCGGAGTATCGATATTCGAAAGTGGAATAGATCAGCTGGAGAGCGTAGACGTTCAGAATGCAAGGCTAAAGTGGGAGTTCGAATCTGGTGAAAGGGCAATCAATGTATCCACTACAGCTCTTCAACCGATAGTAGGAGAAGAGGGAAGATTGGAAACGCCAAAACTGGACAAGCGTCTGTACAGAGGACTGAATCTGGATGCCGGAGACGATGGCGATCTGTATAAAGAATGGTCGCCAGAGTTCCGAGATATCAGCATCATCAATGGCTTGAATCAGTTCTTAAGGCAGCTGGAGTTCAATGTATCCCTAAGCTATGGGGATCTCTCTGATGTAACGGACGTAGACAAGACGGCAACAGAAGCCAAGATCGCCAAGAAACGCAAATATAACATGGTGTCAGCTATCCAGGAGAATCTGAAAGACTGCCTGGAAGATCTCGTATATGCATTGGCTTTTTACAACGCCAAGCTCCATAGCGGATATGAGTTCAACTGCACATTTAAGGATAGCATCCTGGTGGATGATGAAACAGAACGCCAGAATGACAGGGCAGACGTAAGCCTTGGAGCCATGCAGTTGTGGGAATACCGAATGAAACATTATGCCGAAGATGAGGAAACAGCCAAAAAGATGGTAGTCCAACAGGCGGATGTAATAGAGGACTAGCCTATGACACAAGGTGAGATTGAAGCTCTTTCAAGAGAAATAGAACGAAATGCCCGGAACCTAGAAATAGACATCATGTTGGACATCGTCCGAAGAATCAAGAGCAATCTGGATATAGAACAGTCGATGACATCATCTGCAGACTACCAGATACAGCTGCTTAGAAAAATGGGATATTCCGATGAATTCCTGAAAAATGAAATCAAAAGCTATTTGAAGTTTTCCGATGAAGAGATTGACCGGATCTACAACCAGACAAGCGAGAACCTCTATAAAGAGTATGAAGATGCATTCGATGCTATTGGAAAGAAACAAACCCCGTTCGGAAAGCATCCGGAGATTCAACCGGTAGTAAAAGCCGCGATCGAACAGTCGAAGAACACATTCCAAAACATCACGGGATCAATGGGATTTACCAAGAACGTAAATGGAAAGCGTCAATTCATGGATACGGCGAAGTTCTATCAAAGATCACTGGATGAAGCGGTCCTCGGAGTAGCAACTGGAGCATTCAGCTATGACACGGTTCTGAAACGAATCATCAAGGACATGACAAGAAGCGGTCTGCGTACAGTAGAATATGCTTCCGGAAGGACATACCGGGTGGATTCGGCGTGCAGAACGGCATTCATGACAGGGTTCCGGCAGATAGTCGGCCGTATAAACGAGCAAGTAGCGGCAGAACTTGATACAGACACCTATGAAGTCACATATCACATCGGTGCCAGACCGGAACATCAGGCATGGCAGGGAAAGATATACTCATATAAGGATCTGGAGAGTGTATGCGGACTGGGTACCGTCACCGGTTTATGTGGAGCAAACTGCTATCACTGGTACGACGTGTTCATCCCGGGAGTTTCAGTTCGGAACTACACGGACGAAGAACTGCAGGAGATGATAGATGAGGAAAATGAAAAGACGAGCTACGATGGAAAGGAGTATACAACATATGAGGCGTTACAGAGACAGAGGAAGTTAGAGCTGACGATGAGAGTATACCGCCAAGACATAAAACTCATGAAGGAAGGCGGAGTAAGCGAACTGGAGATCATGGGAGCCAAAGCAAGATACAAAAAGACTATGGATGAGTATGTGAAGTTCTCAAAGGTCATGAAGCTGCCGGAACAAAGAGACAGAATATACATGGATGGACTGGGAAGAATATCAACAAAAGTCGGAAAGAAAATACTCAGCTCGATGAAGATATCGATTCCGAAAGAAGTAGTTGAAAAAGCTGGATTGGATAAGAGCGTAGAAAAGAAAATAAATCAGGCAATCAAGAAACTGGATAAAGAGTACACGATTTACTTAGATTCAATAGAAGGTGGAAAGCTTGGCAGAGGAGATTTGTTTGTAAGCGGCGCATATCTGGATAAGGACGGCATGCTGAAGCACGGACTTGTGTTTAACTATAATATAGATTATAATAAATTCGAGTCGAGAATAAAAATGCTGTATTCTACCGGATATATGGCGGGAAAAAGCTATGAAGATTACATTGCGCATGAAATGGCACACATTATTCCATTCCAAAACTGCGTGACCAAGAAAGATTACGACAAACTGACAGATGAAATATATAAGAGTTTTGTCAAGGGAATATCTAAATACGCCGACAAAGAGCACGATGGAAGAGAGAGCTTGGCGGAGGCATTTGTAAGATATAGAAATGGAGAAAAGATACCAGATGAGTCAAGAAAACTTATTGAAAAGTACATCCTTCCTTGGAGGAGGAAATAGATTCACACTTCCCAAATGTGTATTATGCAGGCATTGCATGGAATCTGAAACGGAAATAAAGTGCAAGGCGTTTCCGAATGGAGTACCAGATGAAGTACTGGAAGCTCCATATGAAGAGGAATGCAAACCGGGAGTAAAATTTGAAGAGATGAAATAATACCACTGATCAGTGAGCATATCAGAGATTAGTGGTATTTTTATACTCATTTTTAAGGCGAGGAGGTGAGAAAGGTGAAAAAATTATTTATTAGTCAGCCTATGAGAGGTAAGTCAGATGAAGAAATTCTGGCAGAACGCAAGAAAGCAATTGAGCTTGCGCAAGAAATGATCGGTGAACCGGTAGAAGTGATTGATTCCTTCTTCCAGGAAGCACCCACAGATGCAAAACCACTGTGGTTCCTTGGAAAATCCCTGGAACTTTTGTCAGGAGCAGATGTGGCGTATTTTGCGCAGGGATGGGAAGATGCAAGAGGTTGTGCGATTGAGCATGACAGCGCATTAGCTTATGGAATCAAGAGTATTGTTGCCTAGGAAGGCGGTGATCCAGATATCTCCCTTTGAGACGCAGGGTTATGCGTCTTATTTTTATGCAAAAAGAAAGGAAATAATTATGGAGTTTTTAAAAGCAATCTTTGGTGACAAGTATGAAGAGTTTGCATCAATCATCAAAGCGTACAATGACAATCCGGAAAACAAAGACAAGCAGATTAAGCTCGCAGATCTGAATGCCGGAGAATATGTAAGCAAAAAAGATTACGACGCAATGGAAACAGCAAAGACTACCCTGGAAGAGCAGCTGCAGACAGCCACAGACACACTGAAAGGATTCGAAGGTGTAGATGTAGAAGAACTTCAAGGGAAAGTAAAACAGCTCACAGATGACATGGAAACTCAGAAAACGGATTACGAAAACAAAATTGCAGAAATGAAGTTTGGCACACTTATCGACAATGCTATCTCGGCAGCAGGCGGTAAGAATGCGAAAGCAATCAGAGCACTCTTAGATGTAGAGACACTGAAAGATAGCAAAAATCAGACAGAAGATATTACCGCTGCGATTGAGGCGTGCAAAAAGGACAATGAGTATATGTTTGGTTCAAACGAACCAATCAATAATCCAATCGCGCCGACTGGCGGAAAAATTCCGGGAGTTTCAAAGAATTTAGAAGACATGACGTATGAAGAATACAAAGATTACAGACAGGGAAAATAGGAAGGAGATAAAGAAATATGCCAAATACAATTTTAACACCTAAAATCATTGCACAGGAGGCCTTGATGGTACTGGAAAGCCAGTTAACTATGGCAGGGCTTGTCCATAGAGACTATTCAAAAGAATTTGTCAGAGTGGGTGATACGATCACAATCAGAAAGCCTGCGAAATTCGTGGCAAAAAACTTTGTAGGAGAAACACATGGACAGGATATCACAGAAGGATCAACCACGGTGAAGATGGATCGTTTCAGAGATGTAACGGTTAATGTGTCGTCAAAAGAGTTAACACTGGACATCAAAGATTTCTCTGAGCAGGTAGTAACACCGGCTATTTCGGCTATTGCGCAGGCTGTAGATCAGGACCTGTTGGCAGTAGGTATTGAAAAGGCTGCGAAGACAGCAACGGTATCTGCAAAACCAGCACTGACAGACATTGCGGGAGTTGGAAAGGCTCTGGATATGTCAAAAGCACCAATTCAGAACAGAAGATTGATTCTTCCGGCGGAAATCAAATATAAATACAACACATTGGATAATTTTGCGAAACAGTGCTATGCAGGGGACTCACAGGCGCTTAGAGACGCAGAAGTAGGAAGGGTGTATACTTGTGACACGTTTTCATCAGAGAACTGCCCTCATTCCGCAGCCGAAAAACCGGGAACAGTGACGGGGTATAAGGTAACCGGCACTAAAGATACAACTGAGTTCACGGTATCGGCGGGAGAACCGGCAGCAGGAAAGATTGCCGAAGGAGATCAGCTGATCGTGAACGGGTATGTCTATACAGTACAGGAAGATGTCACGTTGGTTGGAGGAGCAGGAACAATTAAGGTGGATCAGAACCTTCCGACAGATGTAACAGAAGTCGCAGCAAAAGTAATCAGCAAGGCACATGCGTTAGGATTCCACAGAAACGGACTCGCGCTGGTAACAAGACAGCTGGAACTTCCAATGGGAGCATCAAAAGCTCATATTGCTTCAGCAAACGGGCTAGCCGTAAGAGTAGTCTTTGGCTACGACATGAAAACTAAGAAAGATACAATTTCATTTGATATTATCTACGGAATCAAGGAACTGGACGAGAGCCTTCTGGTAGATTTTTCATAGGAGAAACGTTATGGAGTATGCAGATTATGAATATTACGTAGAGTCTTATCTTCTTGGAAGGCAGCCGGATATACCGGAATCAACCTTCCGATATTATGAAAAACAGGCGGAAAAGGAAATTGACCGAGTAACATTCGATCGTGCAAAAAGAATGGAAACACCGAAAGAAGTAAAAGATTGCGTGTGCGACGTCGCAGAACTGATCTTCAAAGCAGAACAGTACGGCGGATCGGACGCACCAGGACCGCTTGCGTCCTATGGAAACGACGGAGAGACAGGTACATATGACCTGTCTCGCTCTGTCTATACGGAAGAAGGAAAGCGTAAGAAGATCAGGGAGATTATAGAGAAACACTTAGGAAACACAGGCTTGATGTATCTGGGGGTGGATTAATGAATCCGAATTATAACCAGACGATTACGGTGTACAACCGGATCAAAGGAGCGGATACGGAAGATGGAAAGGATATCTGGAAGCGGACAGTTCTTGAAAACTGTTTCTATAAGCTGTCCCAGACAAAGATCGATGATGGAAAGACGGCAAAAATGGCAGGTACATACGTTGCTAGGATACCAGAATCACCGAATTATCTTCCCTACCGAGAATTTGCTAAAACCAAAGGTGCTGGTAACAGCTTCACCCTGAATCCGGGAGATATAGTGGTAAAAGATGCATGCATGGAAGAAATAACTGGGAAAATGCCAAATACAGCCTCAGAGCTACTGGCAAGACAGAAACCGGAGGCATTTCAGATTACCGCTTTCTCAGATAATACATCGCACCTGAGAGGAAAACATTACAGAGTAGGTGGTTAAATGTCGAACGTAGAATTCCACTGGAATAAACCAATCCCGAGCATTGTACAAGAAGCAACTGGAGGAAAGAAGACGCTCCTCTTCATGGCGACCGAAGCCAAGCGCCTGATGGAACCGTTTGTGCCGGCAAAGAATCTGGTACTGGCGGCCAATGCCAGGACTTACGTAGAAGGGAATGTCGGGATTGTGCATTATGCAAGCCCGTACGCCAACTTCCAACACGAAGGACTGGTGATGGTATCTAGAATAACCGGAAGTCCGTATGCCAGACATGGTGAAAGCAAGGTAGTAACCGGCAGACATTTGAAATACAGCACCGCCAGACACCCCCTTGCCACTGCTGAATGGGAAAAGAAAATGAAAGCTACGAGAATAGATGACTATACTAGAGCGATACAGGCATATGTGAAAGGACATAAGTTATGACAAAACATGAGGTTATGGTTTCGTATGTACAGGACAAAATAAAAGAACTGTGTGATTCCATACTGACATTTAATTTTGCTGATGGAAAAGCTACATCGGTATCCTTCCTGACAAATTATGCCGGAAAGATTGTAAAAAAGTATGTCCGTGCTGCAGATAAAGAATATGGCTTTACCATACTTCTGACATGGTATTACTCGGAAGAAACGGATGATATCAACATGCAGGCCATGAACCTCGGCCAGAAGTTCATGGAATGGATTGAGGAGCAGAACGCCATAAAAAACTATCCGGATTTCGAAGGATGTCAGGTAAAGAAAATTGAAAACTTACAGAACATGCCAAACCTTGCAACGGTAGACTGGGAGAACAAAGTAGCTCAATACCAGATACCATGCAGGGTTTTATATTTTGAGAAGGAGAGACGAAGATGAAATTAAGTGAATTAATGAAAGACTATACACCAAGTGAAAGCTATGAAGGATGGGTAACCAATGATGATTACGTATTTGCAATCGACACTGCGCCGGATGGTTCGACTGCAACAAAAGAAGGCGATTACGTAGTAGTAGAAATGGGAATTGCCGGTCTGGACGCGCAGTTAAATCCAATCACGCAGGACAAGACCTATATCCGTGCCGGTCAGAACACCATGAAGACAGGTACGCAGAGAGCTTTCTCTGTAACCGGTGACAGATACGTCGGCGATGAAGCACAGGATTATTGTTTATCCCACAAAACAAAATATGGAACAGGAAACAGTGTAGTAACAAACTATCTGTATTTTAATGTCCTGACAGGAAAAGGAGAAAAAGGACAGTGCTCCATTATTGTCAACAGCGACGGATCAGGAAATGCAGGAGAATCTTCTTCTATTGACATCGAATTTAAGAAAATGGGAGCAACACCTGCAGAATATACATATGTGGCTGCTTGAACGCAAGCTGAGGAAAACGGCGAACCGATAGAGGAGGAACAGGACGTTGAAGAAAATAGCAGTAACAATACTGAACCAGAAATTGAGTGCGGATCTCCTGAATCCGAAAGTAGTGAAGAAGTATCAGGCGGAGATCGATAAGGTCACAGAAAGAGCGAATGATAAGGAAGGAAAAACAGACGAAGAGGTAATTGTTAATCAGTGTGAAGCAGTAATTGAGATGGTCGACAATATCTTCGGAAAAGGCAGTGCCAAGAAGGTATTAGGCGAGGAGACAGATCTCCTTACCTGCCTTCAGGCGTACTGGGAGATGACCAGGATGTACAAGAATCAGGTCGTCCCATACATGAACAAGGAAATCGCAAAAATGAAAGCGGGAGAAAAATAATTGAAACCGAACATAATCACAGACGGGCTTCCAAAAAAGGTTGTGATTGATGGTAGAGAATATTCGATAAACTGGGATTTTCGAGTGGGAATGAAATTTGACGAAATTATGGAAAGTGAATTACCGGATGCCATAAAACTGGAAAAATTATTAATCCTGTATTTCCCTAAAATCCCAGATAATCTGGAAGAAGCGGTGAAAAAGATTCTGTGGTTCTACCGCGGAGGGAAAGCGAAAAAGAAAGAAGAGAAGAAAGAACGATACAAACGTCGGTCCAACAGAGGACCGGCGTTTTCTTTTTCACAGGACGCACCTTATATATATGCGGCCTTTAAAGAGCAGTATGGGATAGATCTGCTGTCTCAAGAGAAATTGCATTGGTGGAAGTTTTTGGCGCTGTTCGAGTCTCTTGGAGAAGAGACGAAGATGGCGAAGATCATGTATTACCGCACAGTGAGCACATCCGGAATGTCGAAAGACAGAAGAGCTTTTATAAACGAAATGAAGAAAGCGTACAAGCTGGACGGTGGAAAGAAACTCACACTGGAAGAACGCAACCAACAATGGAAGGAGTATGTAAAAAAGAGAAATCAAGAAAGGACGGTGAAGTGACATGGCAACAGATGGATCAATTAAGATCAGCACCGAGCTAGACTCCAAGAAAGCAGAAAAAGCCATGTCGAGATTCTCGTCTTATGCCAAAACTGCAATGGCCGGAGTTAAAACTGCGATTGTAACCGGATCTGCTGCTATAACAGCGATGGCTGGGTATTCTGTTAAAGTCGGCTCAGATTTTGAAGCAGCCATGTCAAAGGTCTCTGCTATATCCGGAGCAACCGGAGATGATCTTCAGAAATTAACGGAAAAAGCAAAAGAGATGGGTGCAAAAACCAAATTCTCTGCTACAGAGAGTGCGCAGGCGTTTGAATATATGGCAATGGCCGGCTGGAAGACAGATGACATGCTGAATGGTATAGAGGGAATTATGAATCTGGCAGCGGCATCGGGAGAAGACCTTGCTACAACCAGTGATATTGTAACAGACGCCCTTACGGCGATGGGATTACAGGCATCTGATTCCGGACACTTTGCGGATGTTCTGGCAGCGGCATCATCTAATTCCAACACAAACGTTGGGATGATGGGTGAGACATTTAAGTATGTAGCACCAGTAGCGGGAGCACTAGGCTATAACATCGAAGATTTGTCTCAGGCAATCGGACTAATGGCCAACTCCGGTATCAAGAGCACACAGGCTGGTACAGCTCTTAGAAGTATCTTGACAAGACTGGCCAAGCCGCCAAAAGAAGCAGCTGCGGCAATGGAAAAGTATGATATTTCCATGAAAAACTCGGATGGATCCACGAAGTCACTGATGGAAGTAATGGAAAATATGAGAGATTCTCTTAGGGGGCTTCCAAAAGATGAAAAAGCAGCTGCAGCCGCAGCTCTTGGCGGTCAGGAGGCCATGTCTGGATTATTGGCCATAGTCAATGCGTCGGATACAGACTTTAAAAAGCTGGCATCTTCAATCAAAAACGCAGATGGTGCATCTGAAAAGATGGCCAATACCATGAATGATAACCTGAAAGGAAGCATCACGATTGCGGGTTCTGCATTAGAAGGCTTTGGTATCAATGTATATGAAAAGATGGAAAAGCCGCTCAAGAGCGCTGTAGATGCCGGCACAGAAGATATCAACCGGTTATCGTCGGCATTTGCGACTGATGGACTGAACGGAGTAGTTGAAGAAGCGGGGAAAATATTCAATGACACCTGTGACGAGGTAGATAAGTTCGGACCAGCAGCAGAAGGCATCGTTGAACCGATTCGGGATATCGTCAATGCTGGAGGAGAACTTGCCAAGAGCACACTTCCGAAAGTAGCAGAAGGAATGAAATTCCTTGCAAAAAACACCAAAACAGCAATACCGATAGTCACAGGGCTGGTGGTTGCATACAAAGAATTAAAAATCACCAAACAGTTAGGGGATTCCACTACAACACTGGGGAAAGCTGTAAAAAATAGCTCCTCATGGTGGAAAACTGCACAGACTGCTATCGGTCGTTATGCAGAGCAGATGGAAGCAGCAAAATATACCGGAAGGCAATACAATGTTACGCTGACAGCAGGGCAATCGGTACTTGGATTATTCCAAAGGAAAGTAAGTTTAGCAGCAGCTTCTACAAATATTTTGAAAGCAGCACAAGAAGGATTGACAAAAGCAATAGAGGCGAATCCGATTGGTTTAGCTGTTGCGGCAACAACTGCAATGATTGCAGTGAGTACTGCAATGAGAAATAAATTGTCTGAGCAGACGGAAGCAGAAAAAGAGCATTCCAGAGCATTAAAAGATTCTGCAAAAGAGGCAGAGACGAATCTGAAAGTTGCCCAGGACAGAAAACAGTCTTACGAAGATCTGGTGGCCACCCAGGACAAACAAGCGGCAGCAGATTTGATCGAGTTAAATAGTCTACAGTCACTGAGTAATGAATTGAGTACGATAGTTGATTCCAATGGAAAAGTCAAAGATGGAGAAGCAGACAGAGCGGCATTCATCACGTCTCAATTATCGTCGGCGCTTGGAATAGAGATCAATCTTACTAATGGCCAGATTCAAAACTATCAAAAACTGCAGGAAGAGATTCAGAAGACGATCCAGCAGAAGAAGATAGAGGCTGTTCTTACCTCGCAGGAGGCAAAGTACAAAGAAGCTGTAAACAACCAGATGCAGGCGGCTCAAGAGGCTAGTGAAGCATATACAGCTAAGAAAAAGGCAGAGAATACTGTAAAAAAAGAAAGCGCCAAACTGGAAGAACTGCAGAAAGAAAAAAGCGATGCCGTTGTGCAAGGAAATAAGGCTCTTGTAGCAACGTTGGATGCAAAGATACAGAAACAAAAAGAAGATGTAGATAATGCCAATAAGGCACTGAAAGCTAATAAAGACGCATATAAGGAGAGCTCTGATACACTGGCGCAATATGCGAGTGACATTGAGCAGTATACTCAGCTGGCGGAAGCGGCAGCGAGTGGAAATGCAGATGCAATCGAAGCGGCAGTTAATAAAATTACTGCAGGAGTAAAAACTGCAAATAATGCTACAAGCGAGGAGCTCCAGAAGCAGGTAGTTGAAGTATCTAAGACGGAAGATCTGATCCGGCAGGAAGTGAAGAATAAAACACCGGGATTCACAGAAGAGATGCAGAAACAGGCATCTGAAGCCACAAAAGCAGCTCTGGAAGAATTTGCTAAAGCAGCACCAAAATCTGCAGATGAACTGAAAAAAGTTCCACCGGCCGCAATAGCTGCATTGATAGCCGGAGACATGAAAGGTCAGCTGTCATCAGAAGCGAAAGGTGCTGTAGATGGCATATTAGATCAATTCGATGGCTTAGATAAGAAGACAAAGAAGAAATTCGCCAATGCGGTATACGGCGCATTGGAGGGGCTGGAAGGCTTTGATGAGCTGAAAGATCCGGCAAAAGAAGGTGTAGATGAGTTTCTGGAATCTCTTAGATCAGCACTGGATGAACATTCGCCGTCTAAGAAGACAGAAGAGATCTTCGAGCTTGCGATGGATGGTGCGGCAAACGGTGTTGAAGCCGGAAAAGAGAACGTATTAACCAAAGCGGGAGAATTTGTATCAGCATTCCTGAATGTGTTTGCATCAGGTGATGTTGGGAAACAATTGGAAAACCTTGGAAACAAAGTGATGTCGTATTTTGGGATAGGAGTATCATCCAAAACCAAAGATTCGGCATCTGCGGGAAAAGCTAATGCAGACGCGGCCAACAAAGGAGCCGGAAGTGTAAGCCCGATAACGACAGGACAAGGATTTGGTACCAAGTTCGCATCTGGAATCGGCGGATTGGTTGGAAAAGCAAGATCCGCGGGAAAAGGCAATGCGGATGCGGCCAACAAAGGAGCCGGAAGCGTAAATCCGAACGGCACAGGAGGAAAATTCGGAACACAGTATAGTTCTGGTGTAAGTAGTAAAACGAGGCAGGCGAATTCGGGAGGAAAATCTCTTGGAAACAATGCGAAATCTGGAGCTGGCAGTGTGAGCGGTCATGATCCTGGATATAATTTCGGCAAAGGTTTTGTAGGAGGAATCGGATCGTGGATCAAGGGTGCAGCATCAAAAGCTGCCGAAATGGCGAAAGCGGCATATAAAGCGGCGAAGCATGCGCTGGATGAACACTCTCCATCAAAATTAACAAGAAAACTGGGACGCTGGTTCAGCGAAGGTTTTGGACTTGGAATTGATGATGAGGCAAAAAGTGCTGTGCAATCTGCAGAAGCAGTAGCTGAGAAAACAGTATCTGCGATAGACACTGAGGCGATAGCAGATAAATTAAAAGGGCTTGACCTGGCAGAAATAATGCCAAAAGTGTATGCGACAGCGATGGATCAGCAGGATTATATAGCAGGAAAACTTACAGCCTCGGCGACTGCAGAAGAATACGCAAGACATAAAAAAGAAGAGACGACAGATCAGCTGTCAGAAAATGATCTCAAGAGGTTGGCAAAAATAATTCAGTCAAGACCAATAATTGCTGAAATAAAGCTGAACGAGAAGACGATTGCGAAAGAAATCATTGATCCGATCCAAGAAGGACTGGACAAACAGAAGAAACTAAGGAATATGATCGGAGGCGTAAAGGAATGAATTTATCAGTGAAATTTGACGGGAAAGAGCTTGGAGAATACATAGATATTCTCCAGGGCTTTACGCCTTTTGTAGGCCCGAGTTGGGAACCCAATGTGATAAGCAGGGGAGATGTGATAAAAGGTGACGATTTTTCCTACACAACATATAAGGCGAAGACAATACCGATGCCATTTACCATACTTGACAATATAAAAGAAAAATATGATGCTTTGCAGAAAATATTGAATGTGGATGAACCGAAAAAACTGGTATTTGGCAATACGCCAGATAGATATTGCTGGGCAATACCAACAGGAGATCTTGAATTTGAGGAAACAGGGTGCCTGGGAGAAGGAACCATAAACTGGTTGATACCGGAAGGAATAGCATGGTCAACGACACAAAAAGAATTTACTGCAGCAAAAAACGAAGATGGTATCCTGGAAATGACCATTATAAATGAGGGCTCGGAAGCAGTGCCGATCGACTATGAAATCACACACAACCATGAGAATGGATACATCGGAATCGTATCACAATATGGCGCCATCGAACTTGGACGTATCGATGAGGAAGATGACGGAGAAGCGAACAAATCCGTACAGCTAATCAACCTAACAAAGTATGCAGACTTCGATCAGATGACAACAGGCGAAGGAGTGACCTCAGAAAAGACATTCGGTAAAACCGGAACATTTAAGAGCCTGAATTACAATGGAAGATCCTGGATAACGTTGTCATCGCTCGGAAGTGGAAATTACTACAGAGGGGCGTGCAAAACAATCACACTTCCTGCAGATGAAAACGGAGAAGTTGGTGCGGCAAACTTCAAAGCGCAGTGTAGAGTAGACTATGAAACAGTCAAAAGAGTAAGACAGACCGGAATCCTACAGTTTGTAATCGGTGATGAGCAGGGAGGAGTCCTGGCGCTGATCTATTTTAACAAAACATCTAAGACTTCCAATACAGCACACTATAAGTGTCGTGTAGGCGGACAGGACAAAAATAAAATTGAATTCACACCCAACTATGCCAACCTGACGACAAAGTCCGGCAACTTGATTTCTATTACTAAAAACGCAGGATTATTCGAGTTCAACATATGTGGAAAAAAATATCAATTCCGGAATGATACGCTTGCTGCAAAAAAAGCGAAAACAGTTACGATATTCATGGGAAACATGAAAGGAGCAACAGAGAGCTTTTTTTCCACGGAGGCAAACAAGGGAAGAATGCTATTGACAGAGTTATCTTTCCGGAAGGACAAAGTTCCTTACAGATACGACATCCCGAATAGATACCAACCCGGATGCACAATAAGGGTAGATGGAGAATCATCCAAGGTGTATGTGGATAATGTGATCAGCATGGACGACGAGGTATTGGGAAGTACATATTTTCTGGCTCCACCGGGAGAGACAACAGTGCAGATACATTGTTCGGAATTTAGCACGCCGGAACCAACGGTGAAGGCATATATAAGGGAGGCGTTTATATAGATGGAAAATGTAAGGATTGCAGTACTTGATATAGGGAATCATGCAGTAGCGTTCATGGATAACAGGGTGCCTAAAGCACTGCATTTTTATAATGATGAACTGCATACATATCTTAAAGGCGCTGCATGCACCTTTGAATTCAGCGTGGCGGCAAAGCATGAAGATGCACAATATCTGACGGTCGGGAATCACCTGGCATTCAAATATAAAGATAGAGATTATTATTTCAACATCATGAGTGCGGACGAAGATGAAAATACCGTGACAGTAGAATCTTACGCATTACTGTTTGAACTGCTTGAAGAAGAAAAAGATGCATACACAGCATCGAAAGCTATGACTTTCGTAGAATATATGAAAGTGTTTGATGGGCCTGGAGCGGTGAAGATAGGTATCAACGAAATATCAACATATTCCAGAAGGCTCACGTGGGAGTCAAGTGATAACATGCTGAGCCGATTATATTCTTTAGCAACAAATTTCGATGCTGAAGTAGAATTTGTTCCGAAACTGAATAATGACTATTCGTTGAAACAGATCACAATGAATGTGTACAAGGAACATTCGGACACAACACAGGGAATCGGTCAGGACCGGTCAGGAGAGATAATCCGTTATGGAAAAGGACTTAACGGCGTCGAAAGAAAGATGGATATCACAGAACTATGCACGGCGATTCGTCCATATGGAACAGACAACATAACCATCAGTGGATTGAGTAAAAAAGAGTATGACAAGGATGGAAATCTTGAATACCAGACAAGTGGCACGAATATTCTGGCGGTGCAGGCAAAGGATAGATTTCCTTCGATGCTAACAGATTACACGACAGACCGGTATGCTGTTAAGATATGGAGCTATGATACGAAAGACAAAAACACTCTGTACTCAAAGGCTCTGGCAAAACTAAAAACTTTGTGTGTACCGAAGGCAGAATATACGGTAGAAGGCTATGTAGACGCACAAATCGGAGATACAGTAACAATAGAAGATACTGCATTCCACCCGACGCTATATTTGAAAGCACGAGTTACAGAACAGGTTATAAGTCTCACGAATAAGAAAAATAATAAAACGACATTTGACAATTTTTCTGAATTAAAGAGCGAAGTAAGTGAAACAACGACCAAACAGATTGAAAAATTAATGGATGCATCAAAGCCATATCAGTGTTCAGTTGTTTCGAGCGACGGAACCATGTTCAAAAATGGAGAAGGAACAACAGCACTGACGGCAAAGGTTATAGACGGGGGCAAAGACATCACAGACAATCTAAAAATAACCTGGTTAAAAGAAGGAACAAAGATTTCGGAAGAAAAATCGGTTACTGTAAAAGCATCGGATGTATCTGGCACAGCAACGTACGTACTGGAGGTAAGAGATCAGGGAGATACGTTGCGGGGAACCTGCGAAGTTACGATCAGTAATGTCAACGATGGATCTGATGGAGAAGCGGGAGCGCAGGGCCCGCAGGGAGAAAAAGGAGAGACAGGAGCACAAGGCCCACAGGGGGAGAAAGGGGATACTGGCGA